TATATACAACACGTTCATTGTACATTGTTTCCATCATTTCAGGTAGAAAGCCTTGACTATCATTCTTAAACATTGCACCATTTGGTGTTAAACAAGCGCCTTCAGTTTTTAAGAAATCTAGTGGTGTTCTATTTAACATTTTGTTTACAGATACACCCTTACTAGACGAGCCGATAATTTTTTCCGGTGAAATATTATATTGAATAATAATATGTGGATATAGTGAGTTTATATCAAACGACACAATCCAATTATGGCCGCCTAGTTGAGGTTCTTTTACATATGCGCCTTCGTATTTTGTTTCTTTAGAGTGTTCTTCTCTTGGTGGCACAGCTATGTTCTTTTTCATCAAGTGGTTTGCAATCAAGGTATCCCAAACTCTAACTTGCGAAAATATGTCGTCATAATTAACTTTAGATTCATATGCAACGGTCAATGATAAATCAATAAGACCTAACTTATCTTCTAATGCGTCAACTATTTCAACATCTTGAATATTATAATCTACAAACTTTTGAAAGTCTTTAGTATAAAAATCTTTAAATGTTTCAAAAGGGTTTTCGTGTTTCTTTTGGCCTAATTCTAATTCGCCAATAAAATCTAATCTATAACTTTCTTGTCTTGTTGGTATAAACCACTTATACAAGTCAAGATAATCTAACATTACAATACCGAATAATTGATAAACGGTTTGTGGTCTGCCTCTTACAACAATCTCATCACGATTGATTAAGTTCCAAGGCGACATTCTATTTGCAACTTTATCACCTGCCATTAATTTTATTCTATTCATTAAGTAAGGCAAGTCAAAGAATTTTGTATTCCAACCAGTAATAATATCAGGATAGTTTTTCAACCAGAATTTCATAAACTCAAACAACAATTGTTTTTCGTCTCTACATTTAACATAGGTTACATCTGGCCTATCTGTATGATAGTCGCCAACACCCCAAGTTATAATTTGTTTGTTAGATTGATTTTTTACCGTGATACATAACAACTCTTCAATAGGATTTTCTACATCTGGAAAACCATTTTCACAGGCTGTTTCAATATCTAATGTAAATATTTTGATATGGTCTTTTGACCATTCTATTGCGTCAGGATAATTCTTACCAATATATTGATAGTGATATCTTTCTAAACCAAACAATGGCGATTGAGCGCCATAATCTTTTTTAAATTGTCTTGCTGATTTGATATCGTTAAATGTTATAGGTTTTAGATATTGACCTTGAAGATTTTTGATTTCAGACTTTTGTTGTGATAAGGCGTAGAGAGTAGGACCAAAATCTATTTTATCTTTATAATCTTTTCCGTTTAATACACCACGAATAAGAAGTTTACCTTTGTGTTCAATTACATTTTTATAAAAGTTCATTATCTCTTAATCTCACCGTCAAATTATTTAAATCTTTTGTCAATTGTATCTGACAACTTAATCTACTCACACCCTCTTTATAACCAGGTTCATATTCTAATAATGATTGTTCTAAACTATTTTGTTTAATAGGTAGAATATGTGTCCAAGCATTACTCAAATATATATGGCAAGTAGCACAAGCACAACTACCACCACAATCAGCAGGTATTTCTCTAATGTTTGCCTGTTTGGCAGCCTGCATTAAAGTAGTACCCTCTGATACTTCTACTTGGACTTTTTCATTATTAGCCCTAATAAAATATACGGTTACCACTTTAAAGTTTTGGTATTTTAGTTTCTGTAATTAATCCTGATGGAGTTATTATCTCGCTTGTATGACTTTCATAAGATTTAATAATATCATCTTTTGGACTAGTAATTGTGATAACTTTACTATCATCAATTACAATCTCCTTATCATCTGTATAAGGTTGCCAAGGTGATAACACCAATTGAACAGGTTTTCCTGGAGTTGCCTGCATTGGAATTATTACAAAAGCTTTTTTGATTGTTATTAAACCTTGAGATTCAGATATATTGCCTATAATATCTTCACCGGTGACTAATCTCATTATCTTAATATTTTTCATTCTATAATCCTATCACAAAGACTTAAATTAGTCAATGCTGTATTTGGTAGTTATTACGTATTTTCTTTGTGGATTGACCATAACGTTTAATCTCTTCATAAATGCACGGTCCAGCAAGATAGGAGTTCTATCCTCTCTATCATCAATGGTAAATTCTATATCTTTATAGAAACCACCAGCAAACTCTACATCAAGTTTGACCACATATCTGGTCTCATCATAGTCTCTTAAACCACCAACTTTGATTTCTTCCTTACGAATAATATCACTTGTAATAGTTTTACCTAATAGAGACCAAGTTATTTTATTACCATTAATCTTGTATTTGTCCGAGTGTATAACTGGCATTCCAGAATTACCCGTATCAAATTTTGAAATTAATTCACCAAACGGTTTTATGGTCAAAATCTCCTTGAAACCACATTCCGTTGGCACAGAATATCTATTCTCCTCATTTGCAAAATGTTTAATAACTTCTTTTGCAATGTTTTGACCTGTAGCGTCTTCAATACCCTCTGTACCAGGAGAAGAGTTTACTTCTAGGAAAAATGGTGGTTCTTTTTCTCTGTTCTTACTAGGTATAAAATCAACAGCAGTCCAATATCCACCGACTGCCTTTGAAGCTAGTAAGCATTGTTCTATTTCTAATTCTGTTAGTTTAATATTTTTTGGTTTAGAACCTTGCGATACGTTAGACCTAAAATCTCCTTCAATTACAGGTCGTTTCATAGCCGCTAAAAATTTACCACCTAATATATGTACTCTGACATCATATTCTGTTTTAATATATTCTTGTATTAATAAATCTGCGTCTTCATCTTGTTTATGTATAAGTTGTACAATTGAATCTAAACCTTTTTCACTATCAACAAATAATACACCAACACCTTTTGACCCTCTTAATGTTTTCATAATTAGAGGAAATTTAATATCTGCTTCTTGTACTTGTAAGTTTGATTGTTCGGGGTCGTTAATTAATTTTGTTTTTGGTTGTGTTAAACCATAATCTGCAAGTCTTAATGAAGTTCTATATTTGTCAGCACATATGTTAATTGTAGTTCTAGGATTTACCAACGTTGCATTGGCTCTCTCTAATATAGATACAAAATCCATCCAACTATCTTTACGTGTAATAGAACCACGAACAACAGCAACGGTCATTGCGCCTACTTCAAAACCTTTTTTATCATCTTTGTTATGAAATTTACGTATGCCGTTTTCATATGTGGTATAACCACCAGTAAGTTTGAATAGATAGTTTGGATAACCTAACTTATCACATTCTTCCTGCAATCTATCAGCAGTATGAAATGTTTTTGCCTCTTCAGGCTCATCTGTAATAATGAGTAATCTTAAAAAAGGTTTACCTTCTTTTGCTTCTGTTATGTATTCTTTAAACTTGCTGACCTGCATTTTCGCCATCTTTGGTTTCAGTTGGTTTTTTACCTATATTATATTTAGCATTTAATGTCCACTCTTTTTTTTCTTTATAAGGTAAAACTTTAATTTGTGATAATGGCGCTTTATTTTCTACTTTAGATTTATCAACAATATCAATTAAATTCCAATCTTGTAGTAATAAAGCAATTGTATTTCTTCTCTGTATATCGTTTTCAACTAATGTTGATTTTTTACCATCTAAAGCAAATAGTTCTTTGAAGTGTGTTATGTAATATTTCCCTTGTTTATGTAATATATGACACGATTGAAAAAGAGTTTTATCTTTTCTACTTGCGACACCAATTCTTGTAAGGGTTTCTCTGACTTTTAAGAAGTCATCTGGTTGTTTTATAGTGACCTCAAGCATTTGCTCAGGCGACCACTCAATAGTATTTTCACTCATTTATTTTTTCTCCCACCTTTTTTCAGGCCTAATTTTATATTTTCAATTTGGTCATCTGAAAGTAGGTTAAGAGCTTCTTTTGCTTTTGAATTACTATAGCCATAATACTCTTTGATTACTTCAAGGTCTTTGACTTTCTTTTGAGATAGCCACTTCCCACCAAATCGCTTCTTCTTCCTGATACTATTTATTAAATAGTGAAATTGCATACGCTTTGGTAGAAAATGTAATCCGTTCATTTCATTGCTATGCATTATGGTATCATAAAACATAGATAAACAACGATTGATTACAAAAGGTGGATACTTCTTTTCCCAGGTAGGGTCGTTAGTATCTAACAGATTTTGTTTTGATTCATTGATTGCTTTTAGATAATCTTTTAGTTCGTACATTCGCTCTGCCCATATAATAATCACCTGGCTCATAGTTCCACTTTTTACCGTGGTGACCTCTCACATCTGCATAAGCCATTCTTATCTTAACAATTAATTTTCTTATACTTAATAACATTTATTTAAACTTACAATTTGCCATTATTTCTGTCAAACAAGCGACCATATTAATCTCTTGGTCAGCAACAAAGGCTGATTTATATTGATACCCAGCAATAATCAATACTGCTTGAGGTACAGAATTACCCTCTAAATTTGCGTACAATACGCTATATATTGTTGAAAATAAAGAAGATGGTTCTTTATCAAGATTATTTATCACCCATTTTCGCATATCATTAAATCTTTTTTCTTTTAATATCTTAATCAACTCTTTTGTGTTGGCTTCAGATAGACTAAACAATATACCACTATCAATCTCACCTCTAACAGAATATCTTTGAAGTTCATTAATAGTTCTTCTAAAGTCTGGATAATGCTTTTGTATAAGTTCAGCAAGGACTTTATTGTCATATTTTACTTCTTCCTGTTCAAGTATTTTACCTAGTCGTTTTAAAAGCGCCTGTGCTGTCTTAACTTTCTGACCATTTTTGATTGCAAAATCAATAACGGTACAACGACTATGTAATGCTGGTAAAATCTTGCTCTTATAATTGCAAGTAAATATGAATCTACAATTACTATGAAAAGTCTCTATAAAGTTTCTTAAAGCAGGTTGAACACTATCAGCGTTCATATAATCTGCCTCATCTACTATTACAACTTTATGTGCCGATTGTTCAGTTAGTGATACGGTAGAAGCAAAGTTTTTAATCTTATGTCTTAACGTATCAATCTGTCGGCCTTCATCTGAACCATTGATAATAATGTAGTCTGTACCTAACTCTTCACATAAAGCACGTGCTACGGTGGTTTTACCAGTACCAGCTGTGCCAGATAATAATAAATTAGGTATTTCTTTTTGTTTTAAAAACTCTGTAAAAGTTTTTTTAGTATCTTCAGGTAAGATACAATCACGTATTTTTTTAGGACGGTATTTTTCAACCCACAAATAATCACTCATAATATAACCTCTGATTTAAAATTCAGAATCAGGTTCAATAGCAATCCAATATTGAATTGGTTTACTCTTGTTTATGAAATGACTTATCTTGGCCTTTGAAATTGCTACATCATAATCGTCTTCAATCATCTTAAAGTTTTCTGTTTTAAAGTAAGCAGTAAACTTCTTATCTGATTCGCCAACAACTATTGAGTAGTCGTTTGATGGTGTTTTTTTATCAATTGCAACTATGCTAATCTCTTTACCATCACCTTTAACGGCAATGTCTGGTAGATTCAAAGTGGTAACACCACGCATAAGTTTATTAAAGTTCTCTTTCTTAAGCGTAAAGGTTACGTATTTGTCTGGCATAGAAATCGTTTTTGTAGGTGAAACTACAACTGATTTATCTGCAAAATAATATTTAATTGATTGTTCAGAATACTATG